GATCCACTTGAGGTCAACGCGCACTTCAGTACTAATCCGAAGTTCTTAAACCGCGTTATCATCCCGTGCATGCGTGAAGGGCGCGTGATCTTCTGGCAGGCTCGAACGATTTTGAAGGATGTGAAGCCGAGGTATGCTTCCCCAAGCACCTCAAAAGAAGCAGTGCTTTGGGGATACGACAACCTTTGGAAAAATTATGATCAGCCATTGTTTGTCACTGAAGGCATCTTTGACGCCGCGTGTATCAATGGTGCAGCACTACTTGGGTCAAAGCTTAACGCGTCCAAGCTTGAGGTTTTTCGTCGGTGCAGACGTAGAAAGATTGTCGTAGTAGATCGAGATGCCAACGGTGGGGCCCTGGCTGAACTTGCGCTAGCTGAAGGATGGGAGATTACATTCGTTCCTCAAGGTGTCTCTGACGTCAATCAGAGCGTCCAGAAGTATGGACGGCTTTTGACCATCTGGGCATTGCTTAAGAACGCAACCGTCCCAACTGGGCTGAAGGCAGCTGACGGCATTGCTGTCAAATCTAAGCTTGAGCTCGGCATGCAAATGGCTCTGGCAAAAATGTCACGAAAGAAATGATGACTTGGAATGAGACATGTCAAGAGCTAGATCGGATCTATCGAAGATGGAGAGAGCTGGCTGATCAGCAACCAAGAGCTGGGACTCCAGAATGGAAGGCCTGGGATAAAGTTATGAAAGATGAAGTTCGTAAGCCGGCTATCGCGCTACACTACATACGAATCGCCCTAACGCAAAGGAAAAAATGAGTGACGCGATGATTGACGACGTCGCACAGAAGCTGTACGTGTCTTCGATGTTGGGCAACCCTGCCCTCTTCGCACGGGTGCAGCATCTGTTGAAGCCGTCGTACTTTGACGCACACCTGCAAGACGGTGTGACGTTCATGCAAGAGTTCTATCAAAAGCACCGTGGTGTACCATCACAGCCGGTCTTTCACGCTGGCACGAAGCTCTCAATTGAGCCAACAAACCTGCCGGCACAGGACCTTCAGTTCGTAGCTGAACAGATCGCTTCGTTCTGTCAGATCCGTGCCGTGACGGAAGCCGTGCTCCAAGCCCCTGCCCTGATCGAGAAGGGTGAGCTTGGCAAGATGGTCAATCAGATTCGACTCGCTACGCAGGTTCAGTTGCACTCCGATCTCGGTGTTGACTACTTTGCCGACCCGACTGGCCGTTTGACAGAATCTGAAGAAGCCGAAGTTCTGATCAGCACTGGCTGGGACACGGTGGACGAGATGATTGGCGGTGGTGTAGGCCGCCAGGAACTGGTGCTCTTTACCGCGAACTCTGGTGGTGGTAAGTCCGTTGCCATGCTGAATATGGGGCACAACCTCCTGAAGCGCGGTCTGAACGGTGTGTACATCTCGTTGGAAATGCGTGACCGGGTCGTTGCAAAACGTCTGGACTCGATGATCAGCCGAATCGGCGGCAAGAACATCTACGCAAACAAACTCAAGGTTGGTCAAGCCGTTGAGATGGCGCGTGAGAGTGGCTTTGGCCGATTCTTCGTGAAGCGGATGCGTGAAGGTTCTACAACCGCTGACCACCTCATCAGCTACCTTCGAGAACTGGAAGCGGTGCACGGGTTCAAGCCTGACTTCGTGATCGTGGACTACCTCGACCTGATGGCTTCGGTCCAAAAGACCAGCGGTGACAACATGTTCCTCAAGGACAAGTACGTTGCCGAAGAAGTTCGCGCGATTGGTTTTGACTTCGACTGTCTGATGATCTCGGCATCTCAGCTCGGTCGTGGCGCCATTGAGGCGACTCGTGAGCAGAAGAGCCTCGGCCAAGACCACATTCAAGGTGGTATCTCGAAGATCAACACGTCTGACCTGGTGATCGCACTGGTGAAGGACGAGGCGATGGACGCAGCTGGCGAATATCGTTTCGAGTTCCTCAAGTCTCGTAACTCAAACGCCGTGAACAAGAAGCTTACGATGGGTTGGGACGCCGAGGCTTTGCTCATTAGTGACGTCGGTCTGAACTTCGTGTCTAAGGTGGAACGCCCACTAGTCACTGATAAGAAGGGCAAGCCAAAGGCCGCCGATCGCCAAGTCTTGGTTCTGTCTGACACAGTTCCTGGTCAAAGCTCCGGCGGACTGGACGATTTGCTTCGTCGAAAATAACCCGAATCATCAAAACGAGCTGGTAGCCGGGCACCGTAAATAAGTCCGGTACCAACCATCACTCATACACATAGGATCCCACCATGGAAAACACACGCACTATCACTGTGGACAACATCGAATACGCTGTTTCCCAGTTCAGCCCAGAAGTTCAGCAAGCCGTCGGCATTTACAATACGTTCGCCGCTGACCTGCAAAAGGCCCAGCTCGATGTGATCAAGTGCCAAGCCGCGTTGCAGAACGTTGGTCAACAGATTTCGGCTGCAGTCAAGGCCGAGTTGGAGAAGAAGGCAGTGGAAGCTAAGGCTGCTGAACCAGCCGCTGAGTAATTTCTCACTACCTCCAGAACAAGGGCAGTCAGGCTGCCCTTTGTGGGCTAAATACCTGATATGAGCACCATCCGTAGAGCCCTATCCGAATCCATTCAACACGTCGAGGACCTTCCTATCGACGAGTTTATTGGCGTCCTGCGCAACATGTCAAACATGACGGCCCAGGAGAAACTTGACGGTGCAAACCTTTGGGTCGGCATCGACGAAGAAGGTAAGTTCTTTACATCCCGTGAGGGCAAACGGAAGAACGCAGACCGTCGTTACAAACCTGAAGACTGGCCACTTGTTTCGGCGTTCAACCAATTCAGGGCCGCGCATGCTGCTCTTGCCCTGAAGACCGAAGACGTTAAGCGCGTACTGCGGCCCGGCGACACGGTTGAGGCCGAGGTGTTGTTCGGTCGTCAGCCTAATAGCGTCACTTACGGTGCCGGCGGCAAGTCCTACATCGCGTTCCTGCGCGGCGTGAACGGAACCCCTGATGCTCAAGCTGAACAGCTCGGTCAGACCTTGACGAATCAGGAAGTTGAGGCAAAGGTTTCCATCGTTGACACGGAAGACGGTGAGAAGCTGGATGAGGTATCTGGCGCGTTCAAGTTCCAGTTTACCACGCCACAAGCAGTTGACAGTTCGCATCTGAAGGCTGAAGCGCACATTGAGCAGGCTCTCCAGAAGTTGGAGGCTTTCCTGCACAAGCAAAGCGGCTTCTTCGGAATGACAAACCATGAACTGCTGACGACTAACCTGCAGCAAGTTGAAAAGGACAAGCGCGAGGCCGTCAAGACGGCCCGTGCTGAACTTATCTCGAAGGTCCAAACAGAATTCAAACTGCCGATCAAGCAAGCACTGCTTGACAAGGTGGTTCGTAAGATCCGCAGCGGCTTGAGTGATGAGAAGCTGTCAGATGAAGAGGACATCGGCATTGAAGGTATCGTGCTGCGTGACCCGAAGACCGGTAACCAAATCAAGATCGTCGACAAGGACATCTTCACGACGATCAACAAGTTCAACCAAGCAGCTCGCCAATCGGTTCAGAGCGCGTTGAACACCGTAGACCCAGATGCTTCCACAGAGTCTCGCGGCGGTTTGATGGGCGAGCTCCGCATCCGCATTGCAGAGCTTCTTGGCAACCGCGATCTGGCAAAAGCTTCGAACGTCCGCAAGGTGCTTGAGCCGATTAAGGGTGCGTCCCCTGAAGAAGCAATCAAGAACTTTGCCGATTCGATGAATGGTGTTGACGACTACATCATGACCAAGAAGAAGATCTTGGCTATGGTTGCAGACACCGCAAAGCAGCTCAAGGAAAAGCTCGCCGAGTTCAAGGAAAACCAATCTGAGTATCGTCTCAAGCTGAAGAACGGCAAGGAGATGGGGCTGAGCGCGGATACCGTAAAGCGCACACTGTTGACCTTTGCTGAATCTCGCCGCAACCTTGAAACTTTGTTCGAGAAGATCAAGAGCACGAAGAGTCTGGCGCAGTTGCTTGCCATCTTGTACGGCAGTCAGGCTAAGGCGATTCACCAAGTAGAAGAACTTGAAGAGTCGCTTATCCTTGAAAAGAAGGCGACTGACGGCGATGTCGACCGTGGAGAATACGAGCACAAGGATAAGTTCCAAATCCTGAACGCGTACTTCGCGGTGATGTTCATGTCCATGCTGATCTTCCACGAGAACGATACCATTGGCATGCGTCTCTTGCGTGATCGTAGGAACATGACGTTGAAGACCTGGTCGCGAGACATGAGCCCACTGAACCACTGGGGGTATGTCGTCTGGCGAAATAGCAAGGCCGACGTCAAGAAGCAGTTGCCGAAAAGAGTTCAAGCTGAGTTGTTTGCGTCAACCCGACATATTGTTCCTGCTCACTGGCGTTTCATGCACATGGATTTTTCCTACGGCAAGGACGTAAAAATTGAGTGGAAAGATCACCGGGCAACACTGCAACGGTTGATCGACCTTGCCGGTCTGCGGTCAGATCGACTAAATA